AGCATGAAACCTAAAGCTCGCCCTCAACCCATGACTAAAAAACAACAGCGTATAGCTGGCGCGAGAGGGGCCGCTTCACAGTATGACACCGGCACCCGTGATACCCCCGCTTCTGAACCAGTGCGGCGTCAAGGGGCTAAAGATACTGCTAAACGCCAATTAGATAGTCTAATGGGTGGTGGCGCTAAGAAAGCACTTGGTATGAAAGCTGGCGGTAAGGTCAAGAAGATGAAGTCTGGTGGTAAAATCCGCGGCTACGGCATGGCCCGTGGCGGTAAAGTCTGTAAGATGCGCTGATGCGTAGGTATTACAAATCCGGTAGCTGTGGCTGTTCTAAATGTAGCAAAGGTTACAAGAAGGGCGGCACCGTCAAGGATGCGTGTTACCACAAAGTAAAGGCTTCGTACAAGGTGTTCCCAAGCGCGTATGCGAGTGGGGCCATCGCAAAATGTAGAAAGAAGAAGGCGGGCAAGTAATGGCTGTTCGCAAAACCGCAAAAGGTGCTGCACTTAAACGCTGGTTCAAGGAGGACTGGAAAGATGTTAAGACGGGTGAGCCGTGTGGTCGTAAAAAAGGTGAAAGCCGAGGTACACCGTACTGTAGACCATCTAAACGAGTTTCTAGCAAAACTCCAAAAACTAGCGGGGAAATGACGAAGGCTGAGAAAAGCAAGCGTATAGCGCAGAAGAAGCGTTTAGGACAACCAGCGGGTAAGCCCAGACGGGTATCTCCGCTAAAGAGGCGTAAGAAATGACGACATCAGGCACCACAGCGTTCGATATGGACTTCACCGAGATAGCGGAGGAAGCATGGGAACGTGCGGGCCGCGAGATGCGTTCTGGCTACGACTTACGCACTGCCAGACGATCCATGAATTTGATGACGATTGAGTGGCAAAACCGTGGCATCAATATGTGGACTATTGATTCTGGTACGATAAACCTAGTGCAGGGCACCACACAGTATACACTACCAGCAGATACTATTGATTTGCTTGAACACCAAATACGTACTAATAGTGGTAACACCTCGACACAATCTGATCTTACCATAAGCAGGATCAGTGTAAGTACGTACGCGTCTATACCTAACAAGTTAACACAAGGGCGTCCCATACAGCTCTATGTCGAACGTTTACGCGATGCACCGAAGGTAAATGTATGGCCTGTGCCCGACAACAACAATTACGTGCTATATTACTGGCGTATGCGTCGTATTCAGGACGCTGGGTCTGGGGTACAGACAGCAGATATGAACTTCCGTTTCTTCCCATGTCTTGTTGCGGGGTTAGCTTACCACATTGCTATGAAGGTTCCTGAACTGGCTGAACGTATACCAATGTTAAAAGCTGTGTACGACGAGCAGTTCGAAATGGCTGCGGGCGAGGACCGAGAGAAAACAGCGGCACGATTTGTGCCTAGAATAGGTAGGATTGCCTAATGACGACTAGGTTTGCATCAGCAAAGAAAGCGTTAGCGCTCTGCGATGTATGCGGGTTCCAGTACAAGCTACGGGAGCTAAAGAACCTATTTGTGAAAGGTCGAGATACGAATATAAAGGCTTGTCCTGAGTGTTGGAGTCCAGACCACCCACAGTTGAAGTTGGGTGAGTTTCCTGTTGATGACCCGCAGGCTATACGCAATCCACGTCCCGATCAGAGTTTAGGGCCGTCTGGGGATACAAGTAGCCGTGGTATTCAGTGGGGTTGGAACCCTGTAGGTGGAGGGGATGATCCGTTTGGGCTTACCCCTAACAATTTAGTAGGTGCTGGTCAGGTTGGCCAAGTTACCGTAAGTATAACATAGGAGGTGCGCTATGCCCAAAGTTGGAAATAAGATGTTCGGATACGATGCAGCAGGTAAGAAAGCCGCCGCAAAGGAAGCAAAGAAGACAGGCCAGCCTATGCAAACGGCCTACAAAAAGGGTGGTAAAATCAAGGTACGCGGCACAGGCGCAGCGACCAAAGGTTTGTATGCACGGGGGCCAATGGCGTAAGCTATGAATTATACCGAGCTGAAAACTAACATCGAAGACATCTGTGAAAACTCGTTTACAGATGACCAGCTCGCTATGTTCACACAGCAGGCTGAACAGAAGATATACAACACAGTGCAGATACCTGCGCTGCGTAAGAATGTTACAGGTACAGTGACAGCAAGTAATAACTACTTGTCTTCCCCAAGTGACTTTTTGTACAGCTACAGCCTTGCGGTGGTAGATGGTAGTGGTGTGTATCATTACCTCCTTAACAAAGACGTAAACTTTATGCGAGAAGCGTACCCCAACCCAACATCAACGGGGTTACCAAAACACTATGCTTACTTTGACGACGACACAATTATCCTCGGACCTACCCCAGACAGTTCATATGCCATGGAGCTACATTATGGATATTATCCTCAATCCATCGTTGTGGCTAACAATACATGGCTTGGGGACGAGTTTGATTCTGCTCTACTTAACGGTGCGCTTATCGAAGCGATACGATTTATGAAGGGTGAGCCAGATATTGTTGCAATGTACGAGAAGATGTATTTGCAATCTATTGCGTTACTTAAAACTTTGGGTGACGGCAAACTACGTGAAGACGCATATCGCTCGGGGCAGTTCCGAGTGCCAGTAAGTTAAGGAGACAGAAATGGCAATTACACAAGCAATGTGCACATCTTTCAAAGTCGCTCTATTAGACGGCGAGATGGATTTTAGCAGTGATACATCACAAACTTTCAAGATCGCTTTGTATACAAGTTCAGCTACACTAGGCGCTGCCACAACAGCGTATGCAACGACGAACGAGGTATCAGGTACAGGATACACCGCGGGAGGCAATACACTTACTATCTCTGCTAACCCTGCATCATCAGGTACTACGGCGTTCTTGGACTTTGCAGATACAACATGGACCGATGCTACAATTACAGCTCGGGGCGCACTAATCTATAAAGTTGGTGGCAGTAATCCTGCTGTTGCTGTTCTTGATTTCGGCGCGGATAAAACTTCTACAGCGGGTGACTTTCAGGTTCAGTTCCCCACAGCGGACGCTACAAACGCTATTGTACGTATCGCTACTCCGTAAGGTGGCTAGATGCCGTCTTCTGTAGAATACGTAGGTTGGGGTTCAGGTGCTTGGGGCCAAACGGCTTGGGGCACTGACCTAACTATTGTCTACGTTGATGGCGTAGCCGCGGAAGGCGCTATTGGGTCTGTCACTGTTGACGCAGAGGCAGTCGTTGCTGTTACAGGTGTTGAAGCCGGTGGACACGTAAACGTTGTAGGCATCGACGCTGAAGCGGATGTCCTTGTCCAAGCGGTTCGCGCAGTAGGCTCAATAGGTACAGTTACGGTTAGCGCTGCTGCAGAGATACCAGTAACCGGAGTAGAAGCCGATGGTGCTATAGGCGCTGTCACTATGACCGGAACGGCGAATATCTTCCCAACAGGCGTAGAAGCCGATGGTGAAATCGGTATAGCCACAGTAGACGCTGAAGCTAATGTACCCGTTACGGGCGTAGAAGCCGATGGCGCGATAGGCACTGTTACCATGACTGGTACAGCTAACGTGTCACCCACAGGCGTGGAAGCTGATGGTGAAATAGGTGACGTATTTATCGCGCTTGGAATTGTAGTTTCAGTTACGGGATTGCAAGGGAACGCAGAACTTGGTACTGTAGTCGTATCAGCTAACGCAGATATATCTGTTACAGGGCTTGCAGCTACGGGAATTATTGGTTTCGCCAACGTATGGGGCGAGGTCGATGACAACCAAACACCTAATTGGACACCTATCGCCAGTACGCAATCTCCTTCGTGGGGGACCGTATCTGAAACACAAACTCCAAACTGGCAAGACATAGCCGCATGAGGACTGAAACATGACAACGCAATACTCACCGATACTTAAACTTGCTCTGCCAGTTCAGGGTGAACTTAGCGGCACATGGGGTGACGTGGTTAACGACAATATCACGTCGATGGTTGAACAGGCTATCGCGGGACGTGCGGTTATTGATACGTGGACCACAAACTCACACACACTCACTAGCGCCAACGGTACAACTTCAGAATCACGTTGTGCTATGTTGGAGCTTACCGATACGGGTACAGCGTTGTCTGGCGCAGGTACAGTTGTATGTCCTACGGCGTCTAAAATCTATATCGTGAAAAACGCGGCTGGGCAGAACATTACAGTAAAAACTTCTGGTGGCACGGGCATCCTTGTCCCTGATGGACGCACTACGTTTTTGTTCTGTGATGGCACAAATGTCGTTGAGGCGCTCACACATACCACATCTCTGCAGTTGGGTACTAGCACAACAGTTACAGCGGTCCTTGACGAGGATAATATGGCCTCTGACAGTGCTACATCTTTGGCTACACAGCAGTCAATTAAAGCCTATGTGGATGCGCAGGTGGGCGCTAATAATGAGTTATCCGAGGTTCTTGCTAACGGTAATACGTCCGGTGCCAACGACATCATCGTCGATAATGGCCAGAAGATTACTACAAACACCATCGACGAGACTACAGCAGGCTCCGGTGTTACGATTGACAGCGTGTTACTCAAGGATGATGGCGTCAACGCAACGAACTTAGAAGTAACAAACATCAAAGCGAACGATGGCACAGCGGCAGGTTCTATTGCGGATAGTACAGGTGTAGTCACAGTAGCGTCTGCAGTTCTTACAACAGCCGACATTAATGGCGGCACAGCGGATGGCGTAGTTATTGGTGGGGCGACCCCTGCAGCGGCTACGGTTACTACAGCGACAGCCAACACAAGCCTTAACATTGCAGGTACAACCACGGTCACTTCGATCCTTGACGAGGACAATATGGCCTCCGATGACCCTGCGGGTCTGGCTACGCAGCAGTCAATCAAAGCCTATGTAGACGCACAAGTCGGTGCCAACAACGAACTGTCCGAGGTTCTTGCTAACGGCAACACGACGGGCGGTACGGATATTTCTGTGTCCTCTGGCGATGACATTACGTTTGCTGACTCCTCGAAAGCCATCTTCGGTGCTGGGTCTGATTTGCAGATTTACCATGATGGGGCTGCGTCTTATGTGCAAGACACTGGGACGGGCAATCTGCAATTGCGTGGAGATAACTCTGTTGCGCTTCGTAGTTATTCAACAACTGACAATTATCTTGTTGCCAATTTCAACGGCTCCGTTGACATTTACTACGACAACGCACAAAAACTCGCCACCACCAGCTCAGGTGTAGACATCACTGGGACTTTGACCAGCGATAACTTGCAGATAGAAGCAAGCACATCTGATCGTGGACTTTACTGGAAGCGTTCAAGTGACAACTGGACTAATGCTGAAATCCGTGTTGAGTACAAGGCGGACTATGGCGGTAGTATGGTGTTTGCCACTAGTCCCACAGGTGCATTAACTACAAGCAACACTGATCGTTTAAAGATTTCCAACAACGGCGACATCAGCTTCTACGAGGACACAGGCACCACGCCAAAGTTCTTCTGGTCGGCTGCGGATGAGGCTTTGGGAATTGGGACGAGTTCGCCTAGTGCAACTTTAGATGTAAACTCTGGGACAGCTAACACGGCTGGGATACTAGAAAGCACTGA